ACATGAAGTTCATGGGCCTCAACACGGAAGAAGCGGCGGCGAAGAGCGGCACGCGTCCGGACCTGACCAGCGAAGCTCCGTTCACTGCCTCCAACGACGTGTCGCGCATGCGGCTCCAGGAAGAGGATACGGACACCACGCTGGCGACCTACGTCGAAGAGATCGAGATCACGATCAACAACAACGCGTACCGCAAGACGGCGATCGGCACCCTTGGTGCGTTCGACGTCGGCGTCGGTGACTTCACAGTCAGCGGCTCGGTGAAGGCGTACTTCGACAGCCACGCGGCAACGGACGCGATCCGCAACAACACGGACGTCTCGCTCGACTTCGCAGTCGTGCAGGCGAACGCGGGCTGGCTCTTCGACCTCCCGCTGGTCGTGCTCGGTGACGGTCGCAAGGACGTGCAGAAGGACGAAGCCGTCCGCCTGAACCTGTCCCAAGAAGCCGTTGCCCACGCGACGCTGGACCACACCCTGCTCGTTCAATCGTTTGCCTACCTGCCCGATCTGGCAGAGTAGTACGGACTAACGGGACCGCCATGCGTGAAGAGCGCGTGGCGGTCCACGTTTGTCAACCAGAGAGGAACGCATGAACCCCTTCAAAATGTACCAGACAGACCCGGACCTTGAGGTCCAGGGCATCGACATCGACTACGGCGACTTCTACTTCACGATCGCCCGCGCGGGCGGCGCGAACAAACGCTTCAACGAGCGCCTTGCGGAAGCGTTCAAGCCGTACCGGCGCGCGATCCAAACCGAGACGGCGGACGTCAAGCTGCTCGACCGGATCACCAAGGAAGTGTTCATCCAGGAGTGCATCAAGGGTTGGGGCTCGACCAAGCACGGCCCAGGCAAGATGCTGAACGTCGACGACAGCCCGCTCGACTACACCCCGGAGAACGTCGCGCTGTTCTTCGGCGAGCTCCCGGAGCTCCTCGACGACCTCGTTGGGCAGGCGAACAAGATGGCGCTCTACCGCGCCAAGGTCATCGAAGACGACCTGGGAAACTAACCGACTACCTGCTGTACACGCTCAAGCAGGGACCGTTGGAAGCGAACATCCTGGAGCGAGCACAGAAGCGTGGGCGTGCTGCACCAGAGGCGATAGCCAACGCGCCGACGCTCAAGGCGTACCTCCAGTTCTACTGGGAGGCGTTTCTTGAGCTCGACACGTGTCGCCCTCTGGGCATGTCGTCCGTCGGGCAAATCCCCTGGACGGCTGTCAACGAGTATGCGTTGCGGCACGGCATCGTTGACGTGGACGACTTCGACTATCTCTTGACCATGATACGCGGTATCGATGCAGCGTACCGAACCTACGTGCGGGAGAAGACGTCCAAGTGAGCGAGCCGAATGACTTCGCGCGCCGAATGACGCTACGTGGCATCCGGGTTGAAGCCAACTCGGACGCGGCGGTGCGCAAGTTCGCGCTGCTGGCTGATCAAGCGGTCGTCAACGCGACGCCGGTTGACACCGGTCGCGCGCGCTCGAATTGGATCGTCAACTTTGACAGCCCAAGTGCTGTGGTGCGAGAAGCGCTCGCTGAAGGTCCAGCCGCAGGTTCTGCGGCGATCGCCGAAGCCGCTGCGAAGATCGCTGTGTACAATGGAGACGTGAACCGCGAAATCCACCTGACCAACAACCTGCCGTACATCGGACGGCTGAACGACGGCTACTCAGCGCAAGCCCCTGCGGGCTTCGTCGAGCAAGCGGTTCAGATCGCCGCTGCAGCGGTCGCTGGAACGAGGCTGCTTGACTAATGGCAACTGAACGTCTTGACATTATCGTCTCGGAGCGCGGGTCACGCGTCGTCAAGCGCGAGCTCCAAGAGATCGGAACCCAGGCGCGCGCCACTGGCAGCGCGGTTGGTGCACTGCGCCAAGCGTTCATCGTGGCGGGCCTCGGTGTCGGCGTCCAGCAGCTGATCGAACTGGCGGACGCCTACACCACGATCCGGAACCGCGCGCGCCTCGCAGTCGGTCCTACGGGCGACGTGAACGCGACGCTCGACCGGCTCTTCACGATCGCCAACCAGACGCAGCAACCAATGGAAGCGATCACGACGCTGTTCCAGCGCGGCTCCATTGCCGCGCGCGAACTGGGCGCGTCGCAGGAAGAGCTCTACACCTTCACGCAGCTGGTCGGTCAGGGCCTCGCCATTCAGGGCGGCTCTGCGGCGTCTGCAACCGGCGCGCTGCTCCAGCTGTCCCAAGCCCTGGGCTCTGGCGTGGTCCGCGCGGAAGAGTTCAACTCCATCCTCGAAGGCGCATTTCCGATTGCCCAGGCGGCGGCGCGCGGGCTTGATGAGGCAGGCGGTTCGGTGGCGCGTCTGCGTCAGCTGATCGTCGGTGGTCAGGTCTCGTCGCAAGAGTTCTTCGATGCGCTACTTTCTCAGGCTCCGGAGCTCGCGGCCACATTCGCCACAACCGTACCCACGATCGGAGCGGCGTTTACCGTCCTGCGCAACAACGTCGTCCGAGCGTTTGGCGAGTTCAACCAAGCGACGGGAGCGAGCCAGGGCTTTGCCCGCTTCATCCTCTTCATCGGACAAAACGCAGGCACGCTGATCGACATCCTCGAAGCGGTCGCTTACGCCCTGGGCGTGCGCTTCGCGATCCAGGGTATCGGCGCGGCGGTCGGCGCTCTGCGTGCCCTCGCGATTGCGATTGCGACCAACCCACTCGGAGCAATCGCTACAGTAGCGCTTGCTGCTGGTGCAGCCTTCGTGGCGTTCAGCGACAAGATCGCTCTCACGCGCGGTAGCTCCGCTTCTGCGTTCGACTTCATCAGCACGGCGTTCGGCGACCTTGTGGGCTTGATTGGCTCCGGGGTGCAGACCGTGCTCAGCTGGTTCGGCAACTGGGAAGACGAGCTCGGTCAGTTCGACTTCTTCAAGTTCGTGCAAGGCATCGCCACTGGCATCGACGCAGTAATCGGTCTCTTCTACGGGCTGTCCGACGGCGTCACGCAGCTGTTCCGCACCTTCCCGCAAGTCATCGGCGACCTGATGATCAGCGGCCTCCAGCGCGCGTTCAACGCGGGCACCGACTTCGTGAACGGCATCATCCGCGCGCTGAACCGCATCCCCGGTGTGGCGATCAACACGATCAGCGCACCGGACTTCGTGAACCCGTTTGAGAACGCAGCTGCGGCTGTGGGCGACGCGGCGAACCGTGGCTTCCGTCGCGGCATGGACGAAGGGCTGGCGTCGAACTACGTGGACGGCGTGCGCGAGCGCGCGGAAGCCGAAGCGGCGGCGAGCGCGGCTGCTGCTGCAGAGGCAGCAGGTCCGACGGCTCCCACAACCCCCACTGCTCCGGGCGGCGACGGCTCTGGTGTCAGCCGTGCGGACATCATCAACGACTTCAACCGCTACCTGGACGAGCAGAACATGCTGCTCCAGTTCAACAGCCGCGAACGACAAATCCAAGAGCAGCTGCTTCAAGTGAACAACGCGCTGACGCAGGAAGGCTACGACACCCTTTCCGCAGGCGAGAGCGGTCCCATGCTCGAACGGCTGCGCAACCTGCAGACCGAACAAGAGCTCATGGACGAGCGCGAGCGCATCCTTGCCGCGAGCGACGAACAGATGCGCCTCTACAGCGTGACGCAGCAGGCGCTCAACCAGCTGATCGCCGAAGGCGCGATCACGCAAGCCTCGTTCAACGAGCAAATGCGCCAGCTGCAAATCTCCATGCTGGAAACGCGCATCGCCATGGGCGAAGGCTCGTTCGCAGACGGCTTCCTGCTCGAAATCCAACGCATGCTCCAAGGCGTCGAGAACTTCCGCGCCACGGCGGGTCAGTCCTTTGGACAGTTCTTCCAGCGCGTCACCGACGGCTTCGCTAACAGCGTGGGCCGGGCGATCGTGTACTCGGAGAACCTGGGCGCGGCGATCCAGCAGGTTGCCCGGAGCGCGCTCGCTGAACTGATCAGCGCGCTCGTCAAGCTCGGTATCCAGTGGGTCATCAACCAGACCCTTGGGCAAACGCTCGCAACCGCCTCCACTGCGGCCTCGGTGGCCCAGGCAGGCGTTGTGGCTTCGGCGTGGTCGCCTGCTGCTACGGCAGTCTCGCTCGCCTCCTACGGGGCGAACAGCCCGGCTGCTATCGCGGGCATGAGCGCGGCCTACGCGGCTGGCAAGCTGTTCTCCTCGGTCAGCAAGTTCGCCGACGGCGGGCGCGTGTCTGGCCCAGGCGGGTCGCGCTCTGACCTCGTTCCGGCGCTGCTGTCCAACGACGAGTTCGTGGTGAACGCGGGCGCGTCGCGCCGCAACGCTGCGCTGCTCGAAGCGATCAACAACGGTGCGACGGTGACCGGCGCGGGCGGCGACATCACACTGGGTATCGAGGTCAATGTCAACGGCGACGCGGGCTCCAACCCCGAACGCACAGGTGCGACGATTGCGCGCGAGATCGAACAGGCGCTTCTCCCGCTGCTGGCGAAGCAGATGCGCCCTGGCGGGCTGCTGGCGGGAGGCAGGTAAATGACAGCGCTTCCACTGCAACCCGACTACGGCGCGAAGCTCGCCCTCGACGTCAACGTCACAGAGGTCAAGCTCGGCGAGCACTACTCGCAGCGCGTGATCCGTGGGCCGAACCGCCGCAAGCAAGTGTGGCAGCTGAACTGGAACGGCCTGGACAACGAAGACGAGAACACGCTGCGCGAGTTCTTCGAGGCGCTTGAGACGGACTACTTCACCTGGACGCCTCCGGGCGACGGGGCAACCGAGATCAAGCTGGTGACCGACAAGTACGACGCGACGATTGCGGGTTGGAACAACTGGCGCGTCTCGCTCAAGTGCAGGCAAGTGTTCGATGTCTAAGATCAGCGAGCACATCCAGAAGGCGAGCCTGGGCGCAGAGGTCGAGCTCTACCAACTCGACCTCTCGCTGTTCAACGAAGGCACGCTGTACTGGGTTGCGGGCGACGAAGGCGCGCTCACGCAGAGCGTCTCGTTCGACGGCCAAGAGTACACGCCCTTCCCGATCACGGCTGAAGGCTTCGAGCAGCAGCTGAAGGGTCCGCTCGCGCGCCCGACAGTTACGGTGGCGAACGCCAGCGGCATTCTTACGCCCTTCGTCGTGGCCCACGGCTACCTTGTCGGTGCGACGTTCCGCCGCATCCGCACCTTCGCCAAGTTCTTGGACGACGGCGCAGACCCGGACGGCGATGCGATCCTGCGTCAAGACGAGTACACACTGCGCCGCTTGCTGAAGCACCGGTCGCGCCAGTTCCTCAAGTGGGAGCTCGCCGCGTCCATCGACGCGACGAACGCTGTGCTCCCCGCGCGCCAGATCGTGCGCGACTTCTGCGACCACTCGTACCGCTACTGGGATGCGACCGCTGGCGCGTTCAACTACGACACGGCCACCTGCCCCTTCGCCGAAGCCGCGATTGCGTTCGACGCGACCGACACGGCTACGTCGCCGCAGAACGACGTTTGTGGGAAGCGCCTGGGCTCGTGTAAGCTGCGCTTCGGTGCGAACGCAGAGCTCCCGTTCCGGGGCTTCCCAGGCGTGGCACGTATCAGGGTGCGATAGCATGATCAAGCGCGAACAGCTGCTCTTCCCCGACGCGGTGAAGGCGATGCAGGACCACGCCAAGCGGGCGTACCCGAACGAGGCGGTGGGCCTGATCACAACGCGCGCCTACGTACCACTCAAGAACACCAGCGACGAACCGGAGTTCACTGCAACAGTGGCCTCCTCGGTTGTTGCGCCCTACGTAATGGACGGCTCGCTGGTCGCGGTCTTCCACTCCCACCCCAACGGGCCGAACTGCCCAAGCGAGCTCGACATGCGCTCGCAGATGGGCATGGAGGTACCGTTCATCATCGTGTCGACGAACGGTGACGCCTGCCTCGCGCCCTTTGCCTGGGGAGATCAACTGGAGCCGTTCCCGCTGCTGGAGCGCGGCTTCCAGCACGGTGTCACCGACTGCTACGAACTGATCCGCGATCACCGGTGGCTGACCTACGGCGAGCGCCTGCCCCAGTTCCCGCGCAACTGGAACTGGTGGCTCAACGGGCAGTCGCTCTACATCGACGGCTTCCAGGCAGCGGGCTACCGCCTGCTCGAAGGTGACGAAACGCCGCAAGCTGGTGACGGCTTTCTGGCGTGCGTCAAGAGCCGCGTCCCAAACCATGCCGGGGTACTTGTTGAGCCGGGCATGATCCTCCATCATGCGACGGCGCGTGACCCGTACGATCCCTCGCGCCTCGCCAAACGGGAGCCTGTTCACCGGTGGCGCGACTACATCACACACTGGGTGAGGCGCGACGTTGAACCGTCTTCGTGACATCTACCTCTACGGACGCCTTGGGCGTCTGTACGGCAAGAAGCACCGGCTGGCGGTCGAAACGCCAGCCGAAGCTCTGCGTGCGCTCTCTGCGCGCCACAAGGGCTTCTGGGAAGAGTTCAAGGCGAGCGGCGGCTACCGCTTCGTTCGCGGTAAGAAGAAGACCGGCGACGCGCTGGAGGAAGCTCCGCACCTGAACCTGCGCTTCGGCAAGCAGCGCGAACTGCACGTCATCCCCGTTCCGCAAGTGGCCGGTATCGAGACGCTGGTCTACATTGCCGTTGCGGCGGTGGTCGCGGTCGTCGCGGCTGTTGCGTTCATGCCCACGATCGAACCGCCCAAGGCGGAAGAGCGTAAGGACGACGCCAACAGCTTCATCTTCGACGGCGTCACCAACTCGACCGAGCAAGGCGGGCCGGTCCCTCTCGTGTTCGGCGAGTTCCTCGTTGGCACGACCGTTGTGTCAGCTGGCATCGAAACCACGGACATTCCGTACGAGGCACTCCCGACGGATGCCCAAGGAAGCTCGACGCCGGGTTGGGGCGGTAGCCCCCTTGGGCGTGACCTCGTCTTCGGCAAGGGCGGTAAAGGCGGCGGTGAAGCGCGCGCTGCGGTCGAAGACCCCAACTCGCTCCAGTCCCAAGCCACGGCCAAGATCATCGAAGTCCTGTCCGAAGGCGAGATCGAAGGTCTGGTCGACGGGCTCAAGAGCGTGTACTTCGACGGCACTCCGGTGCAGAACGCAGACGGCACGTTCAACTTCAAAGGCATCGCACTGGAGTTCCGCGAAGGTTCGCCCTCGCAAAGCTACATCCCGAACTTCACTTCGCAAGAGAACGCGCGCTCGCTGGACAACCGCGAGATCAGCCAGCTGCTTGGCCCAGTGGTGCAGACGATCAGCGACGCGGACACCAACCGCGCCCGCGTGACCCTGGGCGTCAACTCGCTGTTCTACACGAACCCCGAAAACGGCGACATGAAGAGCTCGTCCGTCACGGTGCGGATCGAGCTCCAGTCGAACGGCGGCGGCTACTCGACAATCGTCGACCACACCTTCAGCGGCAAGTGCACCAGCCAATACCAAAAGTCGTTCGACATCCCCCTCCCGGCTGGCGGCGACCCCTGGGACATCCGCGTCTCGCGCATTACTGCAGACCGCACCACGTCGAACTACCAAGACGACGTTGTGTGGGTAAGCCTGACCGAGATCATCGACGCCAAGCTGTCCTACCCCGACACGGCGATCGTTGGCCTCACTGCAGATGCCAAGCAGTTCGGCTCGAAAATCCCGACGCGCGGCTACAAGATCAAGGGCATCAAGTGCGAAGTCCCGACGAACTTTGACCCGGACACGCGCACGTATGCGACCAGTGGCCCAGGCACCAGCGGCGGCGTCTGGGACGGCACCTTCGTGCGCGCTTGGACGAACGAGCCTGCGTGGATCTTCCGCGAGCTCTGCCTCAACCAGCGTTGGGGCTTGGGCCGCAAGCTCGGCGTGAGCAACGTCGACAAGTGGAGCCTCTACGAGATCAGCCTTCACAACAGCGAGCACGTTCCGGACGGGCACGGTGGAACCGAACCGCGCTACACGATGAACGTGGTCCTCAACACGCGCGAGCAGGCGTTCAAGGTCATGACGACCATGGCTGCGACGTTCCGCTCGAACGTGTACTGGTCGACCGGCCAAGTCACGCTTGTGCAGGACAGCCCGCGCGACGCTTCGCGCCTGATCTCCATTGCCAACGTCGAAGACGAGATCATCGACTACGAAACGCCGGACATCGAAGACAAGGTCAGCGCCTACGTGGTGGCCTGGAACGATCCGGAAGACGACTACCGCCTCGCCTACGAAGTGGTCGAAGACCCGACGCTGCGCCAGCTGATCGGCTGGAAGACGAAGGAGGTCGTGGCATACGGCACCACCAGCCGTGGGCAAGCGGTGCGCTTCGGCAAGCGCCTGCTCAACGACCAAGAGTACGCCTCCAACGCAGCCAGCTGGAAGTCCGGCTTCGAGCAAGCGGACCTCACCCCCGGCATGGTTGTCAAGACCAAAGACCCGGAGTTCACGACCTCGCGCCTCGGTGGCCGCATCGTCTCCTCGACCACGACCAGCGTCGTGCTGGACTACGAGGTCACGCTCGACTTCGGCGAGCTCTACACGCTCGACCTGATGATGCGCGACGGCACTGTTGCCAGCCGCACGGTCACGACTGGCCCTGGCACGACGACCACGCTCTCGTGGGCGACCCCGATTGCCAACACCCCGATCCCCGGCGCGATGTGGGCGCTCACGCCCTCCACGCTGGACGACGCGCTGTGGCGTGTTACCGGCAACGTCGAAGAAGACGGCGTCAAGTTCAGCATCCGCGTGCAGCAGTACGACCCGGACCACTGGGACCGCGTCGAGCAAGGGCTCGTCCTGGAGCCGCGCGCGACCGCGTACCTCCCTTCGGGCGCGCTCGAAATTCCCACTGGGCTTGGGTACCGCGAGTTCGTGAAGCTGATCAACGGCGACACCGGCTCGCCTTCGATTTACTTCAACTGGCAACCCGTCTCGGACAGCCGCGTGACCGCCTACCAAGTGCAGGTCAAGCGCCCGAACACTGACGACTACGAGGCGTTCCCCGACACCAGCTCCCTGGGCGTCGAGATCAACAACATCACCGAAGGCGAGCACTCGCTGCGCGTGCGCTCTGTTGACTCCATCGGTCGCAAGAGCGGCTGGCGCGAGATCGTAGACACCTTCGACGGATTGCCCGAAGCGCCGCAAGGCGTGACCGCGTTCGACGCCTACCCCGGCGAAGACGGCGTGCGCTTCGTGTGGCAACCTGTGGTCAGCGTTAGCCCGCTGACGTACGAAATTCGTGTGGGGGCTTCCTGGGAAGCCGGTCAACGTATCTGCCGAGTTCGCGACGACACGATCACGGTGAAGCTCCCCACGAGCCTTATCCTCGACCAGAACTTTTGGATCAAGCCGCTCATCGTCGGCACGTCGCTGTACGCGGCGGATGCCTTCTTGGCGACCACGTACCAGCAACCGCTCCCGACGCGGAACATCATCGTGCAGAACGACTTCCGCACGGCGGGCTCGACCTGGGACGGGCGCTTGCGCCACCTCAGCGTGCAGACGCTCGACGCCCAGGAAGCGCTGCGGTTGGGTAGCAGCGGCGGCGTGCGCTACGGCTACGGCGACTACCGAGCAGAGGTCACGCTGACTGGCGAGTTCTACGCGCGCAACTGGCTCGAGACGACGCTGCGCAACGTGAACGACACGTCGCCCACGTGGGACAGCTTGACGGTTACGTGGGACAGCCTCGGCGACCTCACGTGGTCGGTTCCAGACGGTCCGCTTACGGACGTCACGCTCGACGCGTACATTGCGGTCGACACGGCTCCCAGCGACGTGATCGAGTTCTGGCCCTTGGGCTCGGACACGACCGGCGACATCGCTGCAACTGCCGCGACGATCAGCGTGCTGGCGGCGAGCACGGCGACTGCGCTGTTCAACGACGGCTCCAGCTTGGGTGACTACAGCCTGCTCGGTTGGGAAGGCAACGTCGACTACGTGCAGAACTTCACGCACGTCTTCGACGTTCAACCGTCGGAAGCGTATGCGACCGAGGTCGTGTTCGCCACGCACACCGACGGCACGCACTACATCCAGGTCGGTTACGACCCGGTGGACGACGTGCTGTTCGCCGAAGACGAGCTCGCCAATCGCGCCACGTGCGCTGCGCCCGCGTGGGACACGACGGACGTTTACACGATCGCCCTGGTGGTGACCGCGACCGAACGCCGGATCATGTGGGTCAGTCAGGACGACACCACTGGCGCGTTCGGCTCGTTGACGATCGACAGCGCCCACACCTTCGACACGCTCTACATCGGGAGTGGCGGCGAAGGCGCTGCTGAGACGTGGGCGGACGCTGGCTACACCTGGGCCTCGACCGCAGCGGGCCGGACCTGGGACGAGCTCTCGCTGGTGCTCTTCGCTGCGCCCGGTACCTACGCTCGCATGTTCCTGCGGACCTACGAGTACACAAGCTCGAACTACGCGACCCGCTTGTTCCTGCTCGCGCCGAACGCCAGCTACAGCGACTTCCGTCCGCTGATCCCCGGTGACTACGGCTACACGTCCTGCTACATCTGGCAGCGCCTCTCGGCTCCGACGGGCGTCGGTGACACGCTGTACCTTACTGAGAGCGTGCTCAACGTCGACGTCCCAGATATCATCGACGGCGGCGAAGCGACGTTGACAGCTGCGACGTTGACCATCAACTACAACCGGACGTTCCACGAACCTCCGATTGTGGTCGCGGTCCACAAGGGCGGCGCGACACCGGCGCTCGTCAACATAGTTTCGATTGGGTTGACCAGCTTCGTGGTGAAGCTCGTTGATCCGACTAGCCCTTCCACTCTGGTGGCGGGAGACATCAACTGGTCTGCAAAGGGGTACTAAGTGTCGCAGCTGTTTCCTAGCATTACGGCTGGCATGACGCTGACGGCGTCGCGCGATCCGATCGTGAACCGAACGGACGCGCTGCGTTCGATGTTCGGTGGTGCGTCCGCACCATCGAGCGCTGTGCTGCACCAGATGTTCTTCAACGAGACGGACGGCAAGATTTACATCTGCACGAACGCCACTGGGCCGGTGTTCACCGAGTTCACCACGTACCTTATGTCGGTGATGACGAACGTGGTTGGCCGGTCGAACCTCGCCAACGGCGCGGCCACGTCCGTCATCGGGCGCTCGGCCAACTCGACTGGCGCAGTCGCCGACATCGCAGCGGCAAGCGACGACGTGATCTTCCGCCGCACTGGTGGCGCGCTGAACTTTGGCGCGCTCACGATCGGCATGTTCGCCGACGACCTGATCACGTTCGCCAAGCTCCCGAACGTCGCGACGAACACGCTGCTTGGGCGTTTCAACTCGGGCACCGGCGACATTGAAAGCATCGGCCTCAACAGCGACCTCGCCTTCAGCGGTGGCAACCTCCGGGTTGTGGCCTACACCGGCGACGTCACGAAGACGGCTGGTGGTACGGCGCTCTCCATCGCGAGCGGCGTGATCACGAGCACGCACCTTTCGAGCTCGCTGCTCGACACCGACGCGTCGATGGCAGCGAACAGCAACACGCGCGTTCCCTCGCAGGCGGCGGTCGTCTCCTACGTGAACAACATGCTGCTCGGCTTGCGCTGGAAGAACCC